GTGGTATCCGTGGTATCCGTGGTATCCGTGGTATCCGTGGTATCCGTGGTATCCGCTTCTTCGTTCGTCAGGGTGTTGATGATATTGGAAGCCTCATCAAGGCTTTCATCCCCAGTACCCTGAAGGTCAAGGTTGTCATCCAGAGGGATGTTCGCTTCGCGGCTCTTCATTGCGTCGAATGCTTCGGTCAGCATGGAGCGCATGATGCCCACATTGGTATCGCTTGCATAGGCCATCGTGTTGGGCAGGTCACGAATAACTTCCGCAAGGTACTCAGCCGCGGCGGTTTCCCCTTCGTACTGGTATCTGTCGGAGGCTTCCTGCACATAGTTGCGGAAAGATTGGAAGTTGGTCATGCCTAATGCGGGTGCCATGGAAATCCATTGTGCCTTTTGTTCATCCGACAAATGGAGTTCCTCATTGGCTACGGTCTTGTTCACCCAGTCCGCGGCCACCAGCTCCACGTCCCCCCTGTCCCCCGCTACTTCAATAGTCTTCCGGCCCGATTCGAGCAGGGGTGCCGCGGGTCCCGTGGGGTCCACGGATTCCAGGGCTTTGCCCGTACTTTCCACCAGCTGGCTGGCTTCTTTAAATACCATGGTTGCCATGGGTGCCGTGGGAGAAAGCTGGAAGGGAGCGGGGGTTTCTCCTGCGATTCGTGCTCCATACACCCCACCAAGCATACCAAGGAAAGCAATCTTGCCCCCTGTTTCAACGACTCCTTCGAAGGTTCCGATAGACTGTTCAGAAATTTCTCCGTTCTTGGCCAGTTCAGTCACAGCCCATTCCTGGAATTCGTCAGCCAACTCTTCAGTGGCTCCTTCAGCGGAAACCTTGGCGCAACTGTAAAGGTAAGAAGCTACCGCTTTAGTGCGTTCTATGTTGGTCATGTCTTTCCAGTTTTTTCTTCGCCAATTGGAAAGACGTTCATCCACACGGTTGAACCAGTTTTCCCTGCGGAGGTTTTTGGCCCCCACTACTTTACGCATGAAGGATTCCATACCTGCGCGGTTGTTAATCAGGATGGACATGCCGCCCGCTATTCCTGAACCCATTAAAGCTCTGAGGTTGGCTTTGGCTTGAGCCGCTTCAAGGTTCTCTGCGGTGGGTTCCTTACCTTCCATCTCCCGGTCATAGACCGCGTAGAAAATTTCGGAGTATGCCTGGGGCACTACCTGATTGGCAATGACCGTATTAACCCCGGCACCCGCACCCACACGCTGTAGGCTTATATTGGCGGCCCGGTTCATAACCCGTTGGATGCCTCCGCTTACACTGCTCGCCAATCCCGGACGTGCGGCGGGTACAAGGGCTTCGGTTCTACGGGCTATTACCTTAGCACTTGCCTTGATAAGACCATTCATTGCTGTGCGTTCCAGGGCTCGTCCGGCAATGCCACCAACAGCACCTCCCACATAGGTACCTACCATTTGGTATCCCAGGTTGACAATCTCCGCAGACATGTCAGCCATGAGATTTCCCTTGACCAGTTCACCTTCTGCCTTCTGTTTTTCATTCAGCGTGTTCCACATGGTGCGGGCTTTTTCCCGGCCAGTGTCACTGCCCAAAAGGTTGGAGGCGAAAAGAAGAGAACCCGCAACAGCTCCCGTCCCGATATCAGCAAATTTGTGTGTACCGATTTGAAGGCCGCGCAGGATGGAGTTAATAGCTCCCTGTCCTTCCTTCTGCCATGCGGCAAGAATCTGCTCATCACTCTGGCCATTCTCCTTGCCGCTGTTATAGAACTCTTTGAAGGACAGCATCTTATCCAGACGGTCCATGACCCAGCCACCAGCAAATCCGGCACCAGTTCCCATCCAGGTATCTCGAAGAGCCCCCAGAGTTTCTTCCAGTTCCATGTTCTGCTTGACCATTTCACTGGCTGATTTGGTCCGGGCGTTTTTCCATTGGGCAACCGTTTTCTCAATCAGCTCCGGGTCTGCTCCTGACTCCTGCAATTGATTGACGCTACGATTGAATAGGTCGTCATCATACAGGGCATTGGGATTGTATTGGAGTGTGGCGTTTGTATCAACCTCTTTCGTGTGAGGGTTGTATGCAAACAGCGTGCCTCTGCCTAGGTTGAGGTCGCCCTGTCTTGCCGCATGGCTGAGGGAATTGAGCGCGTCCTTCGTGCTTTTAATCCCGTAGTTCTCCATGTAGTCGCGGAGTTGTTCGGTGCTGACCTCAAAGGTAGGACCTCCAACCATGCCATACTCCCAGCCACGCGCCCCTTGCCGCCATTCCATTGTACTCAGCGGGTCACTGGTTTTCCCTGCCAGATTCCCCGGTTGGAAGGTAAGAACGTCAGCGACTTGACCAGCCGCGCTCCTGTATTGGCTCATAGCCCCGGCAACCGCGTCATCAAGACTGCCGCGTTTCTTCAGGCCGTTGGTCTGGGCATTCAGGAGTTCCGTAGTTCCCAGCGTGCGAATCAGGTCACGGCTCAATCCTGGATTGCGCTTTTCCAGTTCGGCATACAGCGTGTCAGCATAATCGCGGCGGTAATCCGATTCAATGGTGCGGCCCAGTTCATGGCTCTTCTTGTCAGCCACGGCCCGCATTTCGTCGAGGTCAACCATGGGGGCCAACCGTTTCACGGCGGCCTCGGCAACCTTGGCTTCGTCCATCAAATTTTCCCGGAGGGCTACGGAGTTGAGGCCCTCATACTCGTCCTCCATCCGCTGAATAATGTTATCCACTGTCTTCGCGGCAGTGACGGCCCGCTTCCCTGCTTCTTTTGCTTTTTTATCTATCAGAAGTTTTTCCTGGTCCTTATGAAGCTGGCGTGCGTATGCAGTGGCGTGTTCTGGTGTATCAAAAACCCCCAGGTGTTCACCTGTTTTTCGGAACAATTCTACTGCTTCATCTTCCGTTAAAAGTTTTCCATCCGTAGATACCGTGGGAATAAGATATTCTTTTCCATCTATCCCTACAGACATAGAGCGGACGGTGCTGATTGAGCCATCCTTGTTCTTAACTTCAGGACGGCGGCTCAGGTCAAGGTTGCCTGCTTCCAACATGCCGGGGACATCCTGAAGAGCACGCTGTCCAGAAATGAAGTCACCACTGGTATTGGCTACGTATTTACCGTAATCCCGTACCAGACGGAACATAGTGCTGGGAGACTTGGACAGGTTGGCGAGCTCAGCAAAAACATTCCCAACGAATGAAGGTGCCGTGTCAAAGGATTCGCCAACGCCAGGCTCCCCCACGCTGGCCTCACTGGGCTTCCTGCCCTGAATGGCTTCCGTGGTTGCCGTGTTGTATTTGTCGTAAACTTTCCTGGCGGCTTTGAAGGTATCAATATTTTTACGTCGGATATTATCAAGAAGGGCCTTAATTTCTTCGGCTTCCATGGTTGCCGGGGCTTCCGCTTCTACCTGCGCGGCGTTGATTCCAGTGGCATCCAGGTGTTCCTTAATATATTTTTTCCTGTTAGCCGCTAACGTGTTTGCAATCGCTTTGCTTACCTCCCCTGAATTACGGGTGCGGTCTGCCGCAATGGCTAAAAATTTTTCAGTGATAACGGGCAGTCCGTTTTCCCCTACACTGATACCATACCTGGAAACGAATGCAGGGTCAGTAGGGGTCAGGGAATTGGAAGATACTACAGTGGCATCCAGGGAATCGTTGAGTTTTTCGAGAAGGGGAGAGTCGCCTTTACTGGCTTGTTTCAGGTCGATAAAATTGTTTTCGTCCTGGTTCACATACTCTGCCAGGTCATCGAGGGTCTCCGCATACAAGCCTAGATTGCGCTTGCCCAGAGATGCTACGGCTTTGTTAATTTCCTTTTCACGCCTATCTTGAATGGCCCAGTCAAACCTCTGGTCTTCCCGTGCTTCCGTTACTTCTTTTCTTTCCGCTGTCTTTGCTTCCTTAGCCTGCTTTTCCAACTCCTTCCTCTGCTTTTCCAGAGTGTCAGACAAGTAGGTAGCGAAGTCCACGTCGGCATCAACTGCTTCAATTTCCCGCTTTCTGGTTTTTTCAGCTTCTCTCGCCTGGTGGTCCAGGGCTTTCTGTTCCTGTGTCTGTTGCCATGCGGCGTGCTTTTCTGCGGCGCGGGCCTCCCGTCGTTCTGCACGTTCGGAATCCAGGTCCCAATCCGTCATGCTGGCTTTAGTAAAATCAATGGCCATCTGCTTAAATGTTTGGTTGCTAATATAATGCGCCCCCGCCTTGGGGACTGCCTAAGTCTATCAAAGCGGGGGCTAACGTCAAGTGAAAATACTTCACTCTCCGGTCGTGGAATTATTTAAAACTAAGGGAAGCAAAATCCGGCCTCTTCAACAGTTCCGTGTACATAATAAGTTTCGCCTGCGGGTTGTTCTTCCTCAGCAATCTTAGGTGGTCATACAGTTGTTGGTACCGCGGGTCCTTTCGGTTCAAAGTATTTTTGAACATATTGTCCAGTTGTTTACGGTAAGCTCGGGCCCCTCGTTCCAGGGCTTTAATTTCGTTTGCGTATTTTCCTTTCTGGGCATACATGGTCTTGACCGTCAGATAGGCTTTGGCTTGAGCCCTGGCTTGCGGGTCTGCTGTAGAGTCCCGCAGAACATTCAGCATTTTTTCATCCCGCCCCAGCGGGGCTGTTTCTGCCGTAGGTATGGGAGAACCTCCGGCAGGCAAGGCCCCCACGGTTCCCGTGGTTCTCGTGGTTCTCGTGGTTCCCGTGGTTCTCGTGGTTCTCGTGGTTCCCGTGGTTCCCGTGGTTCCCGTGGTTCCCGTCTGTCTAATCTGTTGCGCTTTATACCTGTTGTATAGGTTTGTTTGTACAGCGGGAGACAGGGACTGGAAAAGTTTATACTGTTCAGGGGGGAGGTCATTCTTCATTTTTGCACTGAAGTCCCCGAAGGTCAGATTCGAAGACGCGGAAGTTCGGCCCACGGTTCCCGTGGTTCCCGTGGGTACGGCGGGTTCCGGTCCTCTGATTACAGGCATTTGCCCTCTGCTTACATTCTGGTCCACGCCCCGCATGAGAAGCCTGTCCTCTGCGGTTGGTCCCTGGGCCATGAGTTTTTGGTAACTGGCCCGCTGAGCTTCCGCATAGGCTCTGCTGTTCGGGTCCACGGCACCCGGAACCGTGGGTTCCGTGATTCCCTTGCTGGCCCAGTAGGCCGCGCTGGGCCTTTCCGGGGTTCCCGGGGGTCTCTGGATTCCGTGGTTGCTGTTGGCCGCGGCCACTTCGTTCAATGCCTTAGCATCGACTGGTTTGTTCGGGTCGTTGTTGGAGCTGGGGCGAAGCGGCACGTCGGGGTTTACCTTGGGCAGAACTTCTTCAGTAATCTTCTGCCGCAGAGACTTGGTTACGGGGTTCTTCCCTTCATTACTTGTAGCTGTAGATTGAGTTGCCATAAGGGTTACATGAGATTAAGTCCGGGGCTCTGCATCAGGCCGCCCACTTGAATAATGTTGGGTGCCTGATAGGTGCCCTGACGGTATTTGCGAAGATGGTCGTTCAGGTATTTGACTGCCAGTCCGTAACTGTCCGTGCCCATCTGGGTATTACCCTGTTCATTGTAGACTACGGACAGCATCATGGCCTTGAGGGCGGGAAGGCATCCCGGATAAATGCGGACTTCTTCATCCTCCCATGCACTGTCGTCATAAACATTCAGGGACAGCCCGCGGAGAGCGCAACGCGCGGTTACGGTCATGGTGTTGTTTTGGTCGTTAATGCCATTGCTACCAGACAGTACGGCATAGGTGCGGAGGTTTTTGTCATTCAGCCCCATGTCCACCATGAGGGGAGGGGAACCGTGCGGCCTGCGGGGGTACTCGCTACGGAACCAGGTGTTGGATTCGAACATGGCCCGGTCAACAATGTTGTACCTCTGGCCTCCCGGAGTCCATGCCTCGACGATACTGTCATATTCTTCCGGCAGGGCTATGGTCCCGTCCCGTTCAATCCCTTCGAAGTCAAGAGTGGCCATGGAATCCGGGGCTACCGTGGCTTCGTTAAGCAGGAGGTTCTGGGCTTCTTTTAGAATTCTGCGGAAGTCAACATTGGTTTTGGAGGGCGGCGTATTGGTAATGAGCATACACAATTCGTCGCATACATTTCGATACGTCAAATAGGATTTAGTAATGAACGCCATGAGATTATGCGGTTGGAGGATAGATGGTTACTTTCTTGCACAGCATGCCGCCGTTCCACGGGGATGCGTAATAGGAAGTTACGGGTTGCCAGGTGGTGACGGAGGTGGAAGGGAAGGTGCATGTGAATTGGCCGGGTTGCCATTTGGCATCCTGGTTTCCGATTGTCACGACAAAGTTCAGGTTGGGGTGGAGGCAGGCAGGGAGACGGAAGTCCACCAACGGCGTGGAAAAATACCCGCTGTTGGTAATATACTGCGGGGTTGTCCCCAGGCCCCAGGTGTTCGGCCAGGAACCATCCGGGCTGAACAGTTCCTCCACGATTGCCGTGCAGGGGCCTGAATAGGAGTCCTGAGACATGGTTGTCGTAGGGAAGTATTGGCCGCCGCCTTTCCCGGACATATCGGGCCGGGTGTTCCATGGCATCCACATAATGCTTCCCAAGACAGGCGGGAAACTGTAATTCATGGTGGTGGTATATTTCCGGTAATATCCAATACCGGGAACCTGCATGTAGCTATCCACAGCGTAGCAGGGGTTCACCCACTGCCGGAGGACTACACGGGACACTTCGGTGCTTGTTTCCCGTTTATAGGTATTGCCGTTTAAGCTGGCGACAGTTACTCCAAACTGCCAGTAGGGGAACCGTTGGCAATTGAACGTCATGTCCAGCTTATTAACGATGTCAGATTTGAGGACGTAAGTCCCGTCCGTATAGTCGGCTTTGGCGAGCTTTGAACTGCTTACGTTCGGAGGTTCGTTCCCGGTACTAGCTATACCGGAAACTTCGATATCAAATATTTTTGTGCCGTTCAGGAGGATGGGGATAGTCCCGGAGATATTAGAGTTGTCCGGGTTTTCAATCCAGCAATGAAGATTCAACTGGCCCAATTCCACATCCAGGTAAGCGTTGCTGATTCCCGTGGGCAAAGTTCCTACGGTAAATTTCATTTCCGGGTTATAGGAATTGTTGCGCTGGTACACGCCTGAACCGTCCATATAACCTATGGGGAAAGTCCAGGTCTGGTCAGTGACCCCTTCGGCATACAATGTGTCAGTTATGAAAAGCTCCCCTCTAACTTTGTACTGGCCATTCTGTGTGTACCAGGGACCGTCAGGGTTAAGGTTCACGTAGGACGGTGAGATAATAATTGTTCCCGGAGACTCCGAAGTGGGATAGCTGTTTTGAATATACATAGGCCACCAGCGGGCTCCTTTGAAGTTGATGGAAACCACGGTACCCCTGTCATCCCCGGTATTGTCGGAAGTATACTCGCAGTTAAAAGCGAAGGCTCCGGCGTAGGTCGGATAACTGGGGCTGTTCCAGGGATTGACCATACTGAAATTGGTGAGCATGCCGCTCGGGCTGGGGTTGTCCTCCGAAGCGGTAAAATCGTTCAGAGAATAGGTCAGCTGGGTCCAGGGGGTATCGGGGATGGAAACCGGGACTTCGATTGTAGGGTTTTCCAGCTTGCGCCCGTAGTAAACATTACCCACGGCATCCGTATATTTTTTGAACCCTTCTTCCTGCCATACCGTGTCGAAGTCGGTGGAGGGGTCATGTACGATTTTGCGAAGCACCGGATAAACCTGGTTCGTAATCCGGTCAAACTGGGATTCCCAGAACTCGTCAATCTGTTCGTAAGTGGTACACTGCTTCCGGGTTTCCTTCTGGCTATACCCTTCTCGGACTACCACACTACTATCCACCCTCCATTGGCTACAGTTCTCACTGGGGTCCGGGGGTTCAATGGATGGAAGGTCCCCGTTGGCCGTCCAGTCCACTGACTGGCTGGTCGTTACTGTGGTGTTGATACAGCGCACAAACCGGGAGTCGGGGTTGCAACAGTTGCCGGAAAGGCTGTTCTGCTGTTCATTCTCCACAATGGATGAATTGCGCTTGAACATGGACACAATAGTGTACATCTGAAGGCTGGGGTAGGAACCCTTGTCCCATCCCGTGCTGATGGGTTGTTCCCCGAATTCTTCTGTAGGCATATGGGGGATGCGTGCCTGTCCAGGCTCCGGCCCGCCTTCCCCTTCCCACAGAGGGGCGGCCCACACTTCGCGGGAAAGTTTAATAGCGTTTTGAGATACCCACTCATGTTCAGGGATGGAAGTTCCGGGCCCGCCATTTTCCCATACGGTGTCCCCCTTTATCCACATGTTGTTGGGCATGAACTCCTTGACAACAGGACCGGGCAGGGTTTTATACACGCGCAACACTTTTCGGAAATATTTGTTGAGGTAGTCTTCCTCAAATTTTCCTACTTCTTCGTAGACCAGCTGGGCATCGTAGGCCGTATAATCATGAAGGTCATAGAAGTCCGGGTCAAGCTTCTCGTTGCTGGGGTCAAAGGAACCAAGGGCTAACGGGGTGTACGCGGAATCCGTGGGTTCCACCCATTCCCGGGTAATCTCGTAGAAATCTTTCAAGTCGTCGGCATCTGCCGCACTGCTCATAAACTTCCCGTTCGCCGCCGTGTCCTTAAGCGTATACCCATCCTGAATTTTTTTCATATCCTGGATGTTGTATTTGAACTGCTCCTGGGGCGGCACCATGTAATAGAACCGATAAATATGCCGACGCGCATCCTCCGCTACAGGTTCCACATGGACCAGGACCGCTTCCCGCATGTACGGGAGGAAGGTGGTCCCGGCAGTGGGGTTGTAGGGAGTCCCCAGTTCGGCAGACAGTTCATTAGGATTTTTGACAATCCGTTCCACGAAGAACATGACGTTCTTAACTACGGCATAGGGAAAATTGATAATGGGTTCCCCCATGGGGCGGTCCGGGTCATGGCCGTTGCGCCACGAACGGTCCGTGGTCCCTATTGGAATTATCGGCGGTTGCGGGCTGGATGCACCAGTATTAGGAATTAGAGGCATGATTCGAATGGAAGAACGGAAGTGTTGAGCCGGGAAGCGGGGGAGTCCAGGTCATCCTGACATAACCGTAAATGGTCAGGGACATGGGTTCTCCCCTCAAAAAAGAAATTGATTCGCCTTCAGAATATGTCAGATTCGTAGTCCTGTCAATAACATATCCAGAAATAACATAGAGTTTGTGGGACCGTTCACTGTCAATAATCCTGGGGATTTTAACTTCCTCCCTTGTTTTGACATAGGTAACGGAACTGGTAAGGTTTTCCCCTACGTATTTAATCCCCACTTTCCCTTTTAGGAAGTATGCCCACTGGTTCCTGGGCAGTTTCATTTCCTCTTCACACCCAATGGGGAGCGTAGCATAGAATCGGTTTCTTTCGGCAATGCGTTTTCTGCATTGACTCAACTCTTTGCTTAAGTAGTTCAAGTCTGTGGCCAGTTTATCACAGACTGTTTTTTGGCTTTCGAGGTTTTGAAATAGTTCTGACAGGAATTTCATTGGTCATGTTTTGTTGTCTGAGTAGTTCCAGTAGTTCTTCATGGTCGCTCCGGAGAGCATCAACTTTCCCATGCAGTTGGTCGAGAGTTTCATCCAGTTCGGAGATAACATGTAGAGCCTCTTGAAGCAAGACCAAAAATGACTTTTCCTTGTCCAAGGTAAAATCAATTTTTTTGCTAAGATATTTGTACCCCAGTTTAACCGCCACGAAAATGAGCCCCACGAACACCAGGTACGCGGGGCTCATTTCCTCCACAATGCGGGTCAGGAACATTGTCCAGACACCAGCATCCACGCCTAGTAAAGCAAATAAAAACATGGCGGCAGGATTAACACCGCCGCCATGATACTAAATGCATTTCTCTGTGTAAAGAATTATTTGCTTGACACAAGAGTATTAGCAAAAGCCAGACGGTCGTCGCATCTGTTGAGCCACCCCTTGAGGAATTTTTCCTTGACGGGATTGGCATCCACAATACTTTGGTAACGGGCTCGGGCCGCTTTGTCCAGAGCATTAACCACGTAGTCTTCGGGTAGGGTTGAGGTTAGTGCCAGTAGGGCCGTCTGCGTTTTAATGCCCCACTTCCCATCCACTGCAAGCTTGTCAGTGCCCTCTCGGTTGGACATGTCCGGGATAACTTTGATAGCCCCGGGACTCCGGTGGATGATAAAATTGGCGTGCAGGTTGGCCATGCCCTGAATGACCTTGATAGCCCCAGCATTGCCCATGTTAAAGGCCAGGTCACGCACCATGAACTCGTAGCCGAAACCATAATTCGGAAGATAGCTTGCAATGGTGGCCGTATTCTCAAGTATATAGCTGAGGCATTCTTCCCATGCTTCTTCCCGCAGTCCCTTGTCCAGCAGGGATTTAATACGGTTAAACACTTCCGGTTCAATCCCGTCGCAGATACCTGCGATTTCCCAAGTGCCGCCACCATCACCGGAGGGAAGTCGGGTGACACGTAGAGAGGCGGGCCCCGTGATTTTATAGTCTTCCATGTTCAGGATTTTAGCGGCCATCCGGTTACGGATTTCATGAGCATCCACGGATTCCCCGGTACCCACGGATTCCCCGGATTCCGGGGTCAACTTCTCGAGGATTGCATCAATGGTTTTAGGGCCTATAATGCCGTCAGCGGTTACGCCTACCAGCTGTTGAATCTTTTTGATTTTATTGTTCTGTGTCATTTTCCAGTGGGTTGATTCGTTCGTTTTCAGGGTAGCCCAGTTCCCAGTGGAACAGGGTAATCATGTCGTTGTCCAGTTGGATTTCTTTGGAAGGAGTGTACCATTGGTTATGCAGGAGATAATCGTGCCGTTCATCCGGGGATACCGTGGGTTCCAGAATCCTGAAAATACAACGGAAGTCCTCGAAAGAAAGGGGAACCTTTTCCATAATTATCCAATGGGACACATCACACACACCCGTAATATCCGGCAGGGATACGGTTCGTGCGGCGAAGCCTACCCGCATATGTTCGAGCGCAATGCCGAAAGGATTATTTGTCCTGGACAGGGAATAGCTAATCATGCCCCAAGTCATGGAGCGGGCTCGGGAAAGTATCCCGTCCATGCGTGGCAGGACCTGGGAGATGATTTCAGAGTTGCTTTCCGGGCCGTCATTGGCCATGTAAAACTCTGCTTTATTATACACACAGGGCATAACCTTTATTGGCCATTGCTGAAGTTTTCCAGGAGACCAAGGATTCCGTGGGCGGCTTCGTCAAAATCTTCTGCCAATTTGTTCAGGGCCTTATGCCCTCGAGCCATTTGGTAGAGATAGGGGATAAGGTCGTCAATGATGTCCATGCGGTATCTTGCAACGCAGTTCCGGGTGTTGGGTTCTACAAGTTTGGGCATGGGGAGGGAACCTGCAATCCAGTCCCGTCCGTTCAGCCCCATGTAGGTTTCAATAAATTTGTCCGCAAGTTCCCCCAGGTCATCGAATGCTTCATCATATTTTTCATGATGAAAGCCTTCCTTTGTCTGGTAGTGGAGGATTTTAAGGAGCGGATAAAGTTTCAGTATTCTGTTGAGGTCTAATTTCATAGTGGTTAAATGATGTGAAAAAGAATGGGAAATGTGTTGCACCATACACGCCCTGTACAGTTGAGAGAAATTTCCATCCAATAGGTGCCTCTTGGATATTTCTCCGGGTCAAACTCAATAATGTTTGTAGAGAAAAGGCATACGTCGGAAGTCCCTGCGGGTTTAGATATGTACGCGCCAGTCGTATCGACTACCGTATATATGGGCAAGTTGCCCTGGTTATAAGGAGCCACCTTTGTCACCATATCAAAGGAAACACTTTGGGACGTGCTTAAATCCAGACCGGAGGCATGGGAAATGTACAGCTTCAGACGATTATTGAATCCAGCCCCTACGGTCAATTCCCCGCAGGCCAGGCCATGCTGGGCAGTCAGGTTGCTGTCTACGCTAACCTGGTCATAGATTTCCTTCCTGATGAACCTTCCCAGAGCCCCGTCAAAATATAAGTTGGAGTTGTTCATGCGAGTCAGGTTAGTGGGTAGCTGTGTCCTTGTCCAGCTTTATTTCCACCCGGCGCGGATATTCTGACGGACAGGGGGCAGACCATGCGGACATCTTGTAACCCACGGCAACCGCGGATTCCAGGGGTTCCTTCATATACTGGTATCTGTAGCAGATGTTATAATTCCCGCATTCGGCATTATGATGCACAGGATACAATGTATCGGGATGGAAGATGGATTTAATATCAGAGTCGTGACGAAAGCCCAAGATACTTCCGTTCAATACAGTATCCCAAGTTACTGTGTTATCTTCCTTCTGGTGGTGGGCTCCCATGTGAGCAGTGAGAAAGAGCCGTTGTTTTTCCGTCCTGATTTGACTGCACATCAAAGACAGGAGGTCCGCTTCACGCACAGGAAATACGGTGTTGAGACATATGATATTCTTCCACGGATTCTCCTGCATTACGGAAGCCATGGCTTCCATAACAGTTTCCCTGTCGGTAGCTTTAAGCTGGATAAACTTCATCCCCTGCTGGTTTGCCCAGGAACATACCGACAGGTCATTGGCCAGAACGGTAATACGGGTTCCGGGGATTCCGTGGTTGAGCAGATAATTGACAGAATAGTGAACAAGCAGAGGCTCACGCTCCGGCCAGTCCAGGGTAGAGTTGTACGCAAAAATGATGAAAACAAAATCATCAAACTCATGGTTAGGTTGTGTTTCGGACATGGGGTTATTATTACTGGCCATAAAAATCCATCAAGCGTTTTCCGTGTCATTCTCATAAAACGATTGCGGGAATATACAGAAAATGTATATTCCCGCAATCATTATCCCAACACCCTCAGTCTTCCTTCTGAAATAAGTCTATTCAAAAATTCCACCTCTCCACCGGAAACATGAATCCAAAATATTTTTCTTCTTTCTTCCCCTATGTCTGCCCCAGTTAAAAGTAATTTGGCTTCGGGGAATCTTAATGAAATATCATATACAGCTATTGCCAATGTAGTGCATCCCGGCATAACCAATTCCCTGCTTTTAGGAATTATTCTAACTTGGCCTTTGTTAATCCACTTTTGTTTAAGCAGGTGTTCTCCTACCCGGTTCCACCAGGATTCTCTAATATGAATTAAAGGTATGCGGGGCAGTAGAGATAATTTTCTAACCTCTGGCGAATAAGAATGCCACACCATGTTTGGTTCCAGATACAGTTCATCAGTTCGAGAACCTATCAACCTAGTATCTAGATAATCCATTTTACTGACTCGAACAACCTGGTCTGCGGAATTTATTTCCTGGGTAAAATCCTGACTGGGCTTTTTATTCCCCACAATGCAAATTTCCATACCTTTCCAGGTGTTCAAAATCTTCAAGATAGTCTATTTGATAGTTATATAGTCCCCTCTGTTCTACCATTAAAGGGTTTTTGAATAGGGTCTGTTCCTTCATTACCATGTCATAACTCCCTATTAAAATACTTCCGTTGAATTGATATAAGATTTCAGAGGATTCCTGCCTTCGAGTTTTATGTATAAAACGGCTTCCCAGTTTACCATGGAGATATATTTTTTGAACCGTCATAATATTTTCATTATTCTTACTCAATAACTTCTTAAGCAGAGAGGGGGGGGCGTATCGGGCTTGTAGGTTGTAAAAGAATCCACCTATCCACTTTTTCTTTTTTAACTACTTGAGTTACACAATTCAGGATATTAGAATCATCTACTTCTTCATGGAGGTAAGGGATATTATTTCGACGACATAAACCTTTAATAATTTCGCTGTCCGTAGAAACTACACAGGGTACACCTTCTTTTACTGCATACCTCACGGAATGTAAAAAAAGAGGCTCCCTCCATAGAGCCCGAAAGTTTTTATAAGGGACTTCTGAACTATGATGCTTTGCAGGTATTATTGCCAGGTCCATATACCAAGTCTATTAAAGCGTTCATTTTGTTTGCCACATGGTTTTTATCTACAGAGGGGATTCCTTCAAAAGTTCCAAACGTTACTACGTCCAAAGAGCGATATAGTTCTAAGACAGGAGAATATGGCCAGTTATAGGCAGTCCACCGTCCTTGAGTATGTACGGGAGTCCATGGCCTGTCTATAGCCATATTTAACTTTTGTAAAAAAATCAATTTTCCAATCCATAAATCTTCTTCTATCGTAGAGGAAGACGGTAATAGATATGTTTTTTCATGTAAAAGTTTTAATGCTTTTTGTGTAAAGCCATAGCATAATCCCGCGAAAGGACGGAATAAAGAACTGGCTCCGAAGCCATCTGCCTCCAAGTTCCGCATTCGTTCTATAGGAGCAGGAGACAGTAACAAAGTATCAGAGTCAATCTTTATGATAACGTCATCTTCGTTTGAATTTTGAACCAACGTGGACAGAATGCCTTTAATACATCTATCCCCTTTCAAGTTTCCATTTCGAGGAAAGGTGCTTTGCATGTAAGAAAAAACCCCCAACTGAAAACATTGTCTTATAAAATCGGAAGAACAAGGAGCAGAAGCATCATCTACAACAGTAATCCAAGCTTCAGGCAACGTATTTCGAAGACAGCGAACGCAGGCTAACGCAGGGTTTGCATCTTTTGCATAAGTAAATAAATAAACCCTAACCATGATGTTGTTTTATATTTTCATAAACTCCCCCTGACAGACATAGCAATGGGGGATTTATTATTCATCGATAGCACCATATGGGAAGAAAGTACCACCACCTACAGGTAACTGGACTGTACCCAGCAGATACTGAGTGACTTGTTTTTCTTTAATATCTGCTAATAAAAAAGAGTAGGTAAATGGAGGGTCCTCTTTTTGCTCGGCACCTATGACTAGATTGTATATTTTAGGGGTCGCTAACTCAAATTCAATAGCGGAGCCCGTTACCATACTATGGTCGTCTAGGGTAAGTCTTAAATATACCGGACCATCCTGAGTAAAGGCAGAGTAATACCAGGGCTCATCCTGTAAGGTTTCAGGGAATTTCCCCAGGGACTTTCCATTCAACATGACGATACCGGGACGCACTTTAATCCCCGTCCGGGTCCCTTGTTCATTGAACTCCAACTGAACTTCAAAACCATAAGCGGACGTAGAGAGAAAGACAGCCCCCCGGTGCAACTGTTGAATATAACCGTTGCATCCTTTGGTTATCTTGGCCAGAGGAACCCAAAAGTCTGCCAGCGGGTCCTTTGTACTGCTGACGGTAGAAGCAGACCTGTCACTCTGTACATTCAAATACCAGGTAATATTGTCATCCAAAGGAGCATGCTCGTTGCTCATTACGTTTTGCAGAGACCCCGGAGTCCCTCCGATTTGGATAACATTGTTGCCCTCAATAATAACTCCGGCCACATATTTTACACTGGGGCCGTTAATAGACTCAGGGTCATAAACAATGGCGAACATGTTTTCCGGGTAATTCCGAAACAACGGGTCGTCATTGTAAGGACGCGAAACCTGTACTCCCACGTCACTATCCCCATAAACCGGGGCAATGGGGTCAGGAAGAGAATCGAACGGAGGCGTGTCATTAAACAATTCGGTACCCACGGGAACCGTGGGTACCGGATGATTAAAGAGGTCCGGGGCAGAGGGTAACTCGGAGTATTGAACCTCGTTGTCGGTCATGTCACTTCTTGTTGGGTTTTACCTGGACAACCGGAGGCACGTCCGTTTCCGGCTGGGCCTGGGAATAGGAGATATGTCCAGGGGTTAGTACCAGGCAGGAGCCGTCTTTGCACAGAACGGCTTCGCCCTCTGTCACCTCGACAGAAGAACAGCCTGTTACGGAAAAGCCTGTCAGGGCCAGGACCGCAGTAAGAATCCCGGAAATAATCCCCGCTACAATAGCTTTGTACTTGCTGGGCATTCCGAAATCGACACAATACTTAGATACCAGTTCACCGAGGATTTCCGGTTTCTTCTCTCCTAGGTTTATTGCCAGTTTGACATACGGGTATTGACCCGCGGCATCGAGTTCAGACCATGCAGTATGGGATTCTGTCAGGGTGTATAGCTGTTCAGCTACCTTTTCAATTTCTTCGTGAGTCATTTGTTGATGTATTCTTGGGGTTTGAATATGTCACGGCAGAGGTTCCTCCCCCGTGCCGTGAGTTGGTATTGCTGGGGGTCGCTGTCCGTTACCTTCTCCACATGACCATAATCCAAAAGCTTGTTGAGGTGATAAGAAATGTTCGAGGTGGACAGGCTTAACTGAAGGGATAACTGTTTTGCCGTTAGTTTCGCGGTACCCCCGCTTCCGTGGAGGGCCAAAAGAATCCTGAAAGAAGACAAAGAAAAATCAACCCCGAACAGTTCCAGGTTTGTTAAAATCCCTAACAGCCTTTCCTGTGCCCCCATCCGCGGATGAAGCGTTCTTTGGGTAGTGAAGATGCTCTTAGTCATGGTCCTCCGGGTCAGAATTTAAACTCAAAAGAGTTTCCAGGTCAAGAACATTGTACGCGAACCTCGTCTTTCTTCTGGCTCCCATGTCATCCCGGTACCGGATACGGCGCACTTTCCCTCTCTTGAACAGGGTGGATAAATAAGCGGCACTTTTGAATCCGGTAAGTTCCAACGCGCTTTCTATGTCAATATATCCGTTAGGCATGTGGTCATACACGTCAGCATCGACTTCCCTGATATATTCTCGGGCAAGTTCTCCGTCCCAGTACACAACCCTTCCGAAACGTACTTTAGGCACTTTACGGCGTTCCAGTGTAGTAAGAATACAGGTAGGAGTTCTTCCCACGGCATCCGCGATTTCCTGTGTTGAAAGGTATCCGTGCGGGATTTTCTGTACAGGGGGTGTGCTGTTCCGTGGCTTCCGGGGATACTTGAGTCCGGGGTGTTTGATAAGTTGGCTTTGATTTTTCATGAAAAGAGGTCAGGATTTTTAGAGTACAGGTAATAAGAAATACAAAAACTTAGAGTGATAAAAATATAAACCAGAAGGGGGCATCTGTAATCATCGAGTCAGAGCGTAAACGTTTTCAAGCATAGTCTTGGGGACTATATACAGGGTATCATCTCCTACCGAAAGGGTTTTGACGAACGTATATCCAAGAGAGGTTATACTCTCTTTAACTTCGGAATCTGTCATGAGTGCAAGTTCTTCCCAAGACAGGTCGAGTGTGCTCTGGACAAACTTTCGCAAACTTTTAGCCTGGTTAAGATACAGTGGGGTTTCTACGTCGTACATAATTATTTGTTCTGTTTAAGATTAAAAATAAAAGTGTTCCATCGTCCAATGGTTTCCTCCCGGCTATTGCCGCCGTGGACCGACAGAGAATGGGGTACAGGGCAGTCGCCATTGCAGACCACATAGCGGTGGACCTCTCCGGGATAAATAACTGTTTCTACATATTCCGGGTCCTTTCCGCAAATACAGGGGGTCGGACGGGAATTCATTTCATCCACGAATTTTTGATAACCAGCCTCCGCGCTTTTCTGTAGAGCAATGTTGATAGGATTAACCATACAGCGTGTACAGGGGTAAGTAAGACGGGGTGTGCCGTTATATTCACAGTCATTGCAGACGGAGGTTGCTTCTCCCTTCGTATCATTGCATACCGAGCAGGCAGGTTCCCCGGATGAACGGCTACCGTGGATACAGGAAGTGCATTCGGGTTTTGGTGTGAAATGTTCATACTCGTCAGAACAAGCTGAACATGGAAAAGTTTCAGCAATTAAATCACTGTAACGGCAATGAGTGCATGAAGGTACTACCTTATTTAGATTCATAATTGATTATGGTTAGAGGTTTGAAGAACTATAGTTCTCTGTTTCGGTTTGTCAAGAATATTATTTTAGAGGAACTTATTTAAACCTGTCTATAAGATACAAGCAGGCATAAACAATAACCAGGATAATTAGAACAAACCATACGAGGATGTCCCCTAAATTCACCATCACTGTCATATCGTCTATTTCTTTTTTGGTTCCCAACTAATAGGCCAACCTTCACCGTGGCAAAGAGCGCAAAGCTTGTAATGAATCCCATCGTGCCTACAGGTAGAACATCCGCGCTGTTTAGAAGGTATCCACGCTCGGCACGCGGCACGCTTCTGCCAAGCGTCTTTAACATTTCGTTTATGTCTAGGGACTATAATAGAAGCCTGTCCAATACGGTAACTAATGTCCTTGTCACTACGCCATATGCCCCGGAGTCTCTTTTTGGTAGCGTTCATCCGTTCGAGTGCTTTCCCGTACTCGTAAAAAGACCGTTGTTCAGGTGTTAGTTTCATCTTTGTTTTAATCCATAGATAATGATGTATATAATAAGAAAGACTGGGGCAACGACTATTAAGTTCCACAATATGTACTCATTCATTTTCTTTTTCTTTTTCTTTTTCTTTTTCTTTGTATTTCAATTCCATAGCCTGGACAAATGCTGAAGCCTGCCCCGCTTTGTATGTATAAAAAGCCATGGAGGCAATGGTAGCCAGGAATACGATAGTTTCTACAATGTCAAATAAGGTCATATCTTTTCTTCTTTTGGTTCCCAGTATTTTGATGGTCCGTTGAAACTTCCCAAACATCTTATGCAACGTACTGGCACTTTTGTTCTTAGATAATATCTACAGTTTTCACAGTCTCTTTTAAATATAGGTATCCGCGCCCGGAATGCGGCGCGCTTCTTCCAATCCTGCACGGCGTTCACGTAGGTGATGAGTGCTTTCTGTTCAGGTGTCCGTTTCATTTTCTTCCTCCTTTCTTGGCTCCCAATAAAATGGTGTGATATCGTAAGGTCCAACGCATTCTTCACAGGGCATTTTTCCGTCAGCTACAGGATAATGTTTGCAGTTTTCACAATTCCTAAAGTTCACATCTATCCACAGCTGGCACTTAGCCCGCCTATACCGAACTTCGTCAACAAAAGTCTCAAAACCAAAATAATTCAATAGCCACGCACGATATGGGGGAGGTAGCTCGCGATACTCAGTTGCAAACCCCTTTTGGGCTTTATTACGAATTTCTTTAATTACGTTGCTGAGGTCCTTGACTGCTTTCCCGTACTCGTAAAAAGCTTTCTGTTCAAGAGTCAAATTCATTATTTGTCTTCTTTTGTTTGCTCGAGTTCCCAAGGCCATTTTTGTATATCATAAACATAAAAAGGTTCACTATATATGCCTTCAAAATATATAGTTGCCAATTCTATATTTACTTTACGGACTGTGAAAATCCTGTCATATACCATAGCTTTGTCTCCTTTGTGAATCCTCAGAATAGGAGGAAATTTGGCAATGAGTTTTTCAGCGTCCCTCCAAGCCTGATGTGGAAGGTTTAAAAGAGTTACCCATTCACAAGATAAACATCCAACCCGCCCCATTCCCTCAGTTTCAGGTTCAAGGAAAAATTGCAAGCTTGTTCCGCACAGGGGGCATCTAAGAGTTTTCATTGTTTTTCATTTATCGGTTCCCAATTAACATAAACCAAGCAATCCTTCTTTACAGCGTCATGAAGACATTCAAAACATGAAACAGAATAAGAGGACCTATGTTGATATTTACATGTGCTACAATCTCTATTTGTGGATGTCTCCCCCTGTCCTGCTTCTTTGGAAGAAGGGAATTTAGAAACGAGTTGTTCAGCCTTTGACCATGCGGTAATTCCTGATGTGTACTCAAAAGTATGCCATTCACACTGTGAGCACCCTACCGAATAAAGCTCATATGTATCATCTTCAAATTCTTTAAGAAGACGACCACATATAGGACATTTAAGATGGAACATACTCTCCCCCTTCCAATTCCCATGGCCATCCATCAATATCCTGTGGGTCCACCATGTGTTTATTCCCATAAGAATCCAGCACCATTAGTTCTCCCACCTTAACGTCCTTGTCCAAAACCATAACAGGACAGGATTTCCACAAAACCGTATCTTCAATTTGTACCTGCATAATAGGAGGAAACAATGAAATAAGCTGTTTAGCATTATTCAAAGCTCCTTCTGGGGTAGAAGATTCTACAATAGACAAAGGGCAATCAAAACATTGATAACCATAATGTTCGCCAGATTTATAAAATACTAGAGAACCTCCACATACAGGGCAATTAAGCGTCTTCATCTTCATCTGGATATGATTTCTCAAATTCTATAAGGCATTTATCAACTGTAGGTTGGCAGTCAGGACAAACCTCATGAAAAAAGGAAGCCTCCGCATTTGTTTCAATGTGCTCACAACTTTTCCCGCAAATAATACATTTAAACATTTTCATCATGGAGCTTTCTATTTTTTAAGTCCCAGGGCCATTTGTATATTGCTTCAGGGAGTACGCTACTTCCGTCTTCTAGTTGAATTCGCATACTGTTTCGGTCTACTTTCACAACCTCTCCTATTTTTATATGATATAAGTTGTCAAAATAAGAAAGTGTATCTCCTGGGACAAGTCTCATAACAGGTGGGAACTCTCTGATAAGTTCTTTCAATGAAGATAAGGCTTCCTCTTCAGTGGAACCCCAGAAAGACGTAAGACCGCATTTATGGCAAACGTACCTATATGTGTAATTGTAATTACTATTTGAGGAATCCCAGTCATATAGGTCATGACAAAGGTCGAAAATATTTCCGCATACTGGGCACTTAATCTCTTTTTTGTTTGATGTTTGGGTCATGGGATTATTATGGTCTCGGATGTTACTTTGTCAACACTATTATTTCTTTTTGTATGACAGTTTCTCTCTTACTCTTTTTGTTTCCCGAGTTATTCTAAAAAAATAATCTGCCTGGACAGAAACAATTAGCCAACAAAACACCGCCGAAATCCCGGCAACCAAAACAGCAACATAAATCGAGACAGGCATGGGTAGCAGAATAAAACGAATCGTTTCAAACCCGATTACCATGAAGACAAGCATGATTCCTATCTTAATTAAATTCATGCTTTCCTCTATCAGCTGGTCGTGCATTTGTTCTATAGCCCCCTTCTCATAAAGGGTATATTGGCTTCCGCGGGTTCGGAAAGAATTAGTTTCTATTCCACATTGCTTCCAGAGGACTTTCAGATTGTCCGCTTTACGTGAGCTATACTGGCTTAGAAACTGTCTGAAAATAAAAGCCCAGAAAAGGAGCAGACAGGCTACCTGGTAATATTGGATAACTGTTAAATTAAATAATGACATAAGTTCTTGATTTTAAATTTAGAGTTTGATTATTCAACAATTCGCCACATAGCCATAATGTCTTCGTTTTCGAAAGAACAATTAGACCAGGGCGTACTGCCCTCACTTTTATTGAATCTGAATTGAGGGGTGCCATTTAATATTCTGTGTTGAATCAAAGAACCAGAGCCAACGGTTATTTCCCGTTCCAAAATTTGTCCTTTCATCATTCGTGATATTGCTTGTGGAAATGGTATATTAAAAAGGGATTCACCAGGCTCAACAAGCTCCAATTCAAACCACAGAATAAATTCTGTAGAATTGGAGTTATTTATTGGCACAACTCCTTTACGATTTTCGGTACGTTGCACTTCATATATCTCACCCTCTTTTAGCGAAGTTGTATTGCAAATTCTTCCACTGGGATTATATCTTACCTTATCTCCTTTACGAAACTTTCTTTTCTTTGGAAAATTTTCTATCAGAAATAATTGCTCAGGATTAACCCAACATACGGGGCCGCTGGTATTAGGCAGTACCATTCCTTGGACAAACACTTTAGTTCCTGGTTTACAATCTTTTCTTTTCATTATATTTCAATTAGTTAATTAGTCAACAAGTCTCCATCTGGATTGAAAGTCCTCATAGTCTAAGGAATAAATACTCCAACTCTTCTCATCAGTAAATCCCTTAAGTCTGCCTTGAACTTGGTTTTCTGTTACTCTTATCTGAATTATAGCTATTCTTACAGGAGATATTCTTTCCAGAATATGTCCTTCCATCATGTATTTTACTGCTTCCTGAAATCCGAAAGGAAAGTTCTTTTCAACGGGCCCAACTAATTCCAGAAAGAAACTTGAGAAGTCTAAACCCTCAATAGCTACTAGCCCAGTTTCCGTTTCATTTCGAGTTACTATATACGTTTTATCATACTTAAACGGTTTGGGGAGAGGCCTGCCTCGGTTGATGAACCGCACCTCGTCTCCTCTCTGGAAGAATCTATCTTGCTTTTCCATTTTAGTTTTGTTTGTTCAATCGTTTCTTAGCACATTTAATGGTCAATTCCACTTCTTTCTTAATTTGTGATTCCGACTCCGAAGGTTCCCGTTCAGGGAGCAGGGACGGGTCGAGGAGCCGAACGATACAGAAAGCATCCATCTCCGCTTCCTCCCAGGTCATTTGGGACAGAGGTACTGGACGGGGAGCCGTGGGGGACACGACAGAAACGTACTTCTTCACATCTTCTCCCCCGTTGGTTTCACTTTCAATGACATGGCTAAGACCATTAGTCTTGTCTTGAACTACTACGATGTTTTTTGTGGACGGGTTGTTATCCATGCCCCTCAACATACAGGGATTTTTACTTTTGTCAATAAGATTATTTTAGTATGACAAAAGAGGGCCGGAGGATTGTTCCCCCGGCCCCCATGGTTTACTTGGACTTTCTAGTCTTTCGAACCTTCTTTACCGCTTCAGGAGCGGGAGTAGGTTCAGAAGTTCCTGTATCTCCATAAATGGTTGATGGTTGTTTAGTTGTGAAGTATTTAAAGAAGGACAGGGAACCTGTGTCCGTCAGCCGAAATTGTTCGTATTCGGATGGCCGGAACATTCGAGTCCCTCCGTTTTTGTTGATAGCCTCGACAGTGAGAAGAATGGTTTCCACGGATTCCACGGATTCCGCGGTTACTATGGTTTCCGTAACCAGTCGGGCCCAGACCTGCCTTGCCCTCCAGTCTTCTTCCAGCGTGGCTATCGCAGTAATCGCGGCTTCCAGGGCTGGTATCTGTTCAGGAGGGAGAGTGTCTTGTGTATAGGTATCTACCCGGTTGAAACCATCGGCATCCGCATAAACCGCGGACATGCTCATCACCGTCCATATACCAGGTTCGGGGAATTGGATTTGAATCTCTGCGTTGTTCATGTCGTTTACTGAATAGGTTCATTGATGTCCGCGAAGTCTGCGGTATCTTCACTTTCCACACAGTCGCGGGCCAGAGCGTTCAGTGCGTAGTACGCGGGGTTGGTACCACCTGGTTGGTAGAAGGTGTAGTCGCCGTTGCCAACGCTTACGGTAATACTTCCGGTGGTATTATTCACTACGTCCGTCACCCAGCGGCTCAGGCCTACACCCGACTCGAAGTTGGAGATACCCCGGCAAGTGGCGATTTTGAACAGGGTATTCCCTTGCCCACCTGTGACCATGAGATAAATAGCTCCCGTGGGTTCGTATTTATTTATTGCCGCAACTTTCTCCTGCATGTAAATGACCTTGCATACCGTGGACGGTATGGGTTCGTTATTGGTTGCAGGAATGAAGCTGGTAGTCGTCTTGACCTTCCAGCCAGTATCAGCGGAGAGAGCATAAATCTCCCGGACCTTCACAGTATATCCATTACGGGAAGAATCTCTGGAATTGTCGAAGGTGATGTCAAAGATTTCCCCATGATTGTATGCGAGGGAACTGCCCGGTATCATGCTGTATGAATTGATGGACAGGTCTGTGCGAATGTCCTTACCGCCGCGGCCAATACCAAAGGTGAGCTTGCTCGCTCCTGTGCACCTCCAAATAAAGGAGATACCCGCAAAGCTGGAATAGTTCCACTGGAAACTGCGAGTATGAAATTCTCCCTGAATGGTAGAATGGGCTCCGTTATTTACTCGAATATCAGCACCGGCGTAAGGAACGTTCTTGGTGATAGCCGCACTTTGTGTAGCCGACAGGGACTCTGTGTTAAGATAGGCCTCAGTGGACAGAATATTGGCAATGGTTCCCAACCCTGCCGCATAGGCACGGTTCACTACGGAGGTGTCCGTAGGGATTCCCACGGTCAGGGGGATGTTCAGCCCCTGGTTCGCGTTGATGGTCTTGGTGAAGGTAGCAACTCCAGAAACCTGAACGGTACTGTTGAGCCGCACCTCTACGTTGAAGTTGCTCGGTCCATTGTGGTTCTCTACCTGATAGAACCAGATATTGCCACTGTCGTCAATGGTGAGGCTCTTCTGTTTGACATTATCGGGATTAGCAATACTGAGGAATTTGTTGGCCTCTTCGAACAGAATGCAACGAGCCATACCCGCGGCCGTGCCAAACTGAATGGCCTTCATCTTCTCGCCAGTAGTGGCAATAAAGTTGAGGCTGTCATCCACTGTCACCGGGTTCTGCAATTTCAGGGGGACAGCAATGTCAAGATGGGACTTGTTCGTCCCCTCAATCACCGCCGCTCCATTGCTCGACCCTCTAATCTGAACAGCGTCGTCTCCCGTGCCCAGCTTAATGGCCGCATTATCAGCCATGGTTAAGCCCGTTACATTGGAGAAAGACCAGGCCCCGGTAATGTTCTGGTCAGACGCAGGGTCAAAACCAGAGCCGCTTCCACCACCAGAGCCTACACTAAAATTTCGGATGCTGACAAAGAACTCGCTCTCTTCAATGGTGGAGCTGAGGTTGATGATAGCCGTAGCTTCGGTAGCCACGAAGACCAGTTGCTTACCGGAATTCCCCGCGGCCAGAAGTGCCTTGGGATTGTTGCTTCCATCTACGCTGAACAGGGAGAAGGCATACTCCGGCGAGGGGTTGGTAGCCTTAAGGCCACCCGCATCCGGGGTTACGTTGAAGGAATAAAGCTTGCCGGATTCAAGGTTGGAAATCTTATAAAAGCCTTCAGTTACCGGGCCGTCCCCACTCAACGGAGTTGTTTCATATGAGTCCTCTACATTGAAACCCAATGGCTTAAGAGACACCGTAGCATACGCGGATTCCACGGTAGCCGCGGAATCCTGGTCATGGGTGGCTACGACAAAATACTTGCCATTGGGAGACGTGATTTCAATAACCTGATTGGAAACGTCTCCGTTAATGATATATTGTTCCTCCGTGACATTGGACCACGCGGAATCCGTGGGTGCCGTGGCTGATAGCTTAAAGAGACACGGGCGGTCAGAAACCAGGGTCCACGCGGAATTGGCATCCGCATTCCCCAGTTTGTACGTAACCCCCGGCTCAATAGGAGTCCCGTTTATATAGTCGTTAATATCCATAAAAAGAATTCAAAAGTTCGGACCCATTGACTATAGGTCAATGGGTCCATGGGTGTCAAGGTTAAATGGATTGGATGCTAAGAAATGTTCCCGGCAAAAGTGACCACGGCAGTCCCGCTGAATTCCTGCGGAGTGCCTCCGTTTGGTACGGTCAGAGTAACGAGCGTCGTGCTCTGGCCACTGCCCAGAACGGCCCCCGAACTGAACATCATGCGTCCTTGAATATCCGCCGCAGTTACTTTGCTGTTGGTGGGAGTCAAAGGTTCCAGCATAGCCCCGGATTTCAACCCCGTCCAGGCTTGGTAGGTCGGAGTTACATTCGTGGTAAGGGTTCCATCGGGGTCAGCATTAGACCCGGCTTCCGTAACAACGTCCAGGAAATAATACCCGGCAGGAGCGGGCCCCTGAAGAGCTACAGTAAGGGTGGTCGAATTAAGTTGAGTAACCTGGGGAGGCACGGAACCCACCACGCCAGTGAAGGGTTTCAGGCTGACGTTGGCCGGGAAAGCCCCGTCCACATACAGCCACGCGGAAGTCCCCGTAGTCTGGAACTGGATAGAGCCCGCCTGAGTCATAAGCGGGGGATTTTCCACCGCAGTCGCCAGGGCGGTCCCGGTTTTGGAAAACACAGTTACCGGGGCATCGGAACTTACGGCCAGTTCATAGAGGGCACCGTTGGTCAAACCCGTCACCACGTACCACTTGTCGGGGTCCAGCGTAGCAGGAAGCGTGACGGAAGAAGGAGACGGGATGGGGTCGGCCTTCATGTTCAACGTAATAACAGCTCCTTCCAGCGCGTTCACCAGCAAATAGGCTGAGGTTTGTCCAGCGTCCGTGGTGAAATAAAACGGGGTTCCGTTAAAATTGCCCTGTGCCTGAATAGTGGTCAGGGCTTCTTCTTTTGCGATTGTGACAGAAGGGTTTTTAGTAGAACTAATTACAAACTGGTACCGGGTGCTTGCGGTGAGGCCCGTAAGCTGGTACAGTTCGCCGCGGTTGATGGCGGCGTTTTCTGCGGGAATGGGAAGATTGGTTGCAGGCATAATTTAAAATTGTTAAGGGTTAAGCTTGAGCTTTAGTTTGTTCGACAAGGGGGGTAAGCAAAATTCCCCTGTTGAGAGGAACGACTGCATTGTCTTCAGGAGGAATAATGATGTCTCCGTCATGTACGTAAACAGAGGAAACCGCGGCATCCAGAGAGTTTCCGAAGTAAATAACCGCGGAAGAAGTTTCCGGTTCTGCTGAATCTACAGAAAGGCTCACTTGATGTTTAACACCGGGGGTGCATGAAACAGTTCCGTATTCAGAAGCAGGGGCTTTAACTACGGAAAGAGTGATAACCGCTTCGGCCAAAGTAGCCGTAGCTTTAATGTTCGGTTCACTGGATGAATCCAATTGTTTCAGAAGCAGGGGACGGTTAAACACGTCCGTTCCGTTTACCAGTGTAGCTGAGTTCTGAATCAGGAGGGAACCAGTACCCCGGTCCAAAGTGAACGTAAGAATGTAGTCGCTCTTATCCGCGATTACCGTGGTATATTCTTCCCCGGAATTCAAAGTTACCGGGGATGCCGTGGGGAAAGTGATGGAAGCCATATACTAAAACTTTAAAGTTTATCTGCCAAAACCGGACGCAATAATGGCATCAAGGTCTGCCCCTTCTGCCAGTTCTTCATCCGTTTCTTCTTCGGTTACTTTTTTAGGGGATTCGGTTTCTTCCTCGGATTCCTCGTCATCCTTCTCGTCCTCGTCACTCTCATCCAGTTCCTGGTCTTCGATAGAAACGATTTCAATGGATTTACCGTCGTCGGAAACTACACCAACACCCATGACTTGCACATCGTCTCCGGGTTTAAGTTCACCGAACTTTTCAGGGTCGTAAGCAATTTTCATTTGACTTAAAAAATATGGGGCGGGCAGGAATATCCCACCCGCCCCGGTTACTGAGTTAAGGGTTTAGATTACAGACCAGCAACTGCGGAAGGAGTGCTGACCAGGGAACCAATGGGCTGGCCATTCGCATCTACCAGGTCACGACCTGAAGTCGTGCGGATGTGACGAATGACAACGCCGTGACGCGGGAAAACAGGCATCGGGGCCGCGGACAGCGTGGCAATAAACAGGCCCTGAGTGCCCATATAGTTGCCATTGTTGTCCTTGTTGTTTACCCAGGTCAGTTCGCCCGCGTAGGTTACGGGGTCCCACTTGGCCTGGCCATAAGCGGAAACCGGACGGGGAACCAGAGACTTGTACACGTCCTTGACGAACACAATGGTGTCCTCATACGGCGCGTTTAGGTAAGCCGGGTTCTGGACATAACGGGAACCCACAGCCGTTTCGGATTTGATGTACTGCGGAACTTCCACCCACTTCTGCCCGGTCGGCTTGGTGTCGTCGAAAGTATAGCGGGGGTTCATGTTGTCCACGATATAGGTGAAGCCCTTGTACGTCCACTTCACGCCAAGCTGACGAAGCAGAGTGGCTTCCTTACCCTCAGCCGCTTCGGCAAAGTTCCAGTCCTTGTGGATAATCTGGTTTTCACGCAGGATAAAGTCAACCGTATCCTTGGAGGTATAAGCCAAGAACACCGGGGAACCCTGGTCCATGAAAGCCGCGGATTCGCCTGCTCCTTCATTGATGAGGACCTGCCATACCTGGTTCATCAGGTTGTCGTTAAGCGCGGCTTCCGGCTTAACTTCCGGCATGGAGTTGATGTCGTTGCTTACCACATCGAGACCGACAATGCCCGCCTTCGTGGGGATAAGCTTGTAGGAAGCAATGTTGATGTAGCTCTGACGGTAGAAACGGGACCAGGTGTTGCCCACAGCTCGGACCAACTGCTTAACCACGTTTTCTGCCTGTTGCTGGGCCTGCCAGGACTGGCGCATACGAAGCACGTCCAGTTTCTGGGAAGCCAGGCGCGTAATGAAGCGGCTGTAAGAGTAGATGGTAGCACCCGTGTCATTGACCGTAATCGGAATCTGGTCAGAGGTAGAGTCAAGACTGATGTTCATCCATTCGGGACGGGGGTCCGTAGCACCGAAGGTTGCGATACGCCCGGAGTCACCAACGCCGTCCGTCCACTCGCCAGACATAATCATCTGGGAGTTCCAGGGGGAAGTACGAGCAAACGTGCTGTACATGGTGGCGTTAAGAAGGTTGGTCATCGTGACCAACTTGAGGTCCTGGGCCTGAATGTCGTTAGGAGAATTAGCCATTTGTTTTTTTTTAGTTGATTACGGCAACGGCTCCTTTGTTTGGATAAATTGGATGGGTTCTTTGGCGGTCACGGCAGGGACAGGACCAGGATTGATACGCCTGCGAAATGAAAATATTTGTTTGCTCGCGGGTAAAGCAAAAAAGATGCACCGCTTTGGATGCACCTTTTTTGTATTATTTCCAGGTAGATGTCAAGAAATATTTATTCCAGGCTTAATGAAGCAAGTCAAAAGCACTGTGAATAACATCATTCACACTTACTGGCCCCGTAGGTTTGGGATTTTCAGGAGGTTCAGGGCTTCCTTTCCCAGCAGTGGGGCGGGCATTGCGAAGCTTTTTCACCTTGGCTTCCAGGGCTTCAATCTGTCCGCGAGCTTCCAGCAGTTCCTTCTGCATGATTTCCGCAAGGGCTCCATCCATAAAAGAACTGTTGTTGATTTTGTGGGCTAAATGGCGTGCATGCTTGAGATTGTCCTCTGTAATTTCGGAGTTAATCCCCAACTCTTTAGCTCTCGCCCGCATGGCTTCCAACGTATAATTGTCAAGATTGACTTCATACTTGCCACCTTCTGCGGTTTTACCCCTGCTGGCTTTCAGTTCCTCCACATACTTGTCAGCATCTGCCTGGAACTTGCCATGCGCTTCAATAGCGGCATCCCGAATTTTGGCCATGCGGACAAAACGGGAAAGAGAAGCCCCGCTCAGCCCGGCATCCGTTCCGATAGTTTCATAGGCTTCTTCTTTATCGAAGGCATCCAGTTCCGAATTAAGAGCAACCTCATTCATCCGGTCCATATCGACAGTGGCACCTTCGCTTTGCACCAGTTCGCTAATTCGGGCATTGGCTTTATTGTACGGATTAGTGACCTGGGTCTTATATTCCTCCGTAGCGGTAAAGGCATAACCCTTGACAATTTCGCGGAGAGCTTCCAGTTCTTCGCTGTCAGGGGTGATGGACTTAGCTTCTTCGAGTTGCTGTCTCAGTTCCTGGATTTCCTTCTTGGCTCCTTTCAGCTGGACCCGCATCTCGGCAAAAGCCTTGCTGGCGGCTTTGCTTGCTTTCCTTTCCGGGGGAGTTGTTTCTTCCTCGTCCTTCCCCTTTTGTTCTTCTGACTCTTCTTCCGTTTCCTCCTGTTCTTCTTCCTCCGTTTCTTCCTCTTCCGGTTCTTCCGGCTTAACTTCTTCAACCGGATTTCCGTTAGGATTTTTAATTTCCTCTACAGTAGGGGTGGGTTGGACTTCTTCCTGGGCAATTCGGGGTTGCTCTGAAAGGATGACCGTCCCATCCGGGGCCGGGGGTACCGGGGAATCCGAAGTACCCGGAGGCGTATTGAATGCCTGGTCAAAGATTCCTCGAACAGCTGAGTCGATAGCCCCGGGCACGGGGGCCTCCGCAATGGCGGGATTTTGAGTGTCTGACATAAATTAGTTTAGATAATAGGTTTAAGTGAGTTAATCCAGGCGTTCCGTTCCACGGTAGCCACGGGTTCCATGGCTACCGGGGCTTCCGTGGATTCCATGGGTTGCGCCAGTCTATGGAGGCCGGAGATTACAGCCTGGGCTCCCGCGGCATAGGCCCCGGCAAGAGCCGCCGCTTCCACAGTGGATGGAAGGGACACATTCAATTTAGACTGGATAATAAGGAGGGCCTCCTGCATTACAGGGTCCTGCAACAATTCGAACAGGGAACCCTGGGCTTTCGGGTTGGTCCTGAACGCTTCCTCAGTATAGGTGGGCCAGATATTAGACATTGGTACCTCCCAGGTTTGCCGCGGCCTTGGCGTTTGCTTCAACAGTCTTGGCCGCTATTTCTGCCTGTTGTTTTTCTTGAGCCAGTTTAATTTCCGCTTCCGTCTTCATACGCTTCAATTCGATGTCGGCCTGGGCTTTCATTTGTTCCGGCGTAGGTCCTTCTTCCTGGCCCTGCTCTTCATTCTGCTTGGCCTGCATGGCTTCGAGGGCCCGCATGCCATTAGTAATGACTTCGTTGCACCGTTTGACCAGTTTTTCATACTGTTCAAATTCGGGAACGACTTCCTTACTGGCCTGTAGATAATCCATATGACCAGCAAGTTGGCTTACCAAAAGTTGCAGAGGCTGAGCAAGTTGAGCCATTTCTTCAGGAGTAAGCTGGGCATCGGGGACCAGAGACAGAATAAAGTTGGCATGCACTTCGGCATGCGTCCGGTGGTCTTCGTTCGGCATAACCGGAACTTCCTGTCCCGCCATAAGCTGATTGTTCTGTACGGAAGCAATGGATGCGGCAATCGTTTCAGAAGGGTTGGGGTCATCCTTCAATGGCATGAGAAGGCGGGCCGTGCGTCCATTCGTTTCGTTAGCGATAGCCATACGAATCAGACGTTCCTGCCCGGACCTGGGCATGAACTGCATATAGTTGAGGCACTGCCGGAGAGCCAGAGTCCGTCTTACCTTACTGCCCGCGCCAATGGGGGGCAGAGCTGTAACGCTATCCAGGTCAATGGCATACAGGGCTTCCACGGGAACCCCGGCTTCCTCAAGGCGGTCAATCATGCGCTGGCGTTCCTTAGCCCCGGCAATCCCCTCGTCATAATCCTTGCGGATAATGCGGCGAACGATTTCACGGAGAAGGGTGGACAAGTGCTCCAAAAGCATGTCCATGATATTGTTGCTGACCTTGCTTGCGTTGCCCATTCGAATTTCCGCTTCCAGTTGAGTCCGGCCCATTCCTCCGTCCGCGTTGACATCTATTTCACCCAGACGTTCCCTAATCTGGCTTTGCAACAGAGTCAAGGGGAGAGAAGCAACCTGTTGCAGATTGGGCGTGGCATTGGTCTGCAACTGTACCGTGGGGTCCAGGATAGTGTAAGCCCCCATCGGATTGACCATGGCAGAGAGACGGGAAGTCTCATTGGAAGCCATCACATTCAAAGACATGCCCAGGAAAGCGGCATCCGTCGCCTGGTTCACCAGTTTGTCGATAACTCTGGTGTGGGGAAGAAGGTCGTTCCCATACCCACGCAAAGCATGGATGTCCCCGTTGGTGCTACTGCCCAGGGGGAAAAGAACAAACGCCTGTTCCATGGAGTCATAAGCTCCATACTTCGTGTAAAGGAACTTGGTGTCATCCACATCCCGGTTCTGGTCCCTCTTCACATCCTGGCCATTGCCGCCATTCCCGTTGACAAAGAAAATGGAATGGGTGACGGTGCCGTCGAATTCACGAACCCACATGTGGGAAATCGGAATGCTGGTTCCAATAATATCCGTCAAAGTATAATCGCCGTTCTTGAGCATCTTCTCCGTTTCCCAGGAAATACGCTGAGGCTGAACAGTCTGGTTATAACTGGCGGTACGAAGAACTTTCATTACTTCCTCCACATCCCAGCCCGCTTCACGCGCAGTCTGGGGGTCACGGATATACTCATAAAGTTCATGAGCACGCAGAGTTCGCGTGGCGAATACCACTTCCAGCGTACTGCTGTCCGGTTTAACCTTGCGCTCAAAAGCAAATTCATTCAGGCTTCCTGCCTTAAAGAACCAGGAGTCGGGGTCCTCAAAGTAGGCAAGACCGAAACCATGGAAAGAAAAATAATGCAGAAGGTCGGTAATAATAGAGGTGAACCCCGGCATGGACTTCACCATCTGGGTGAGTTCGGAAGACAGAATATCCGAATAAATAGGTCTGCGGGAGTCGTCTCCGAAGCGGGTTTGCACCGAAATGAATTCAGGGCTGTCCCACACCTCTCTCAAACTGGCCGCCACTTTTTCCCGGATAATCCGCATGGTGCGGAAATTGTAATTGGTCCGGTAGTTCTGTCCTACTGCGGACAAAGCCATCGGGTCATACGGGCGTTGTCCGTCAAGTTCAGCCTGAGCCTCCGTGCGGGCCTGCATGGACAACTGGTCCGCGGTGAGGCAGAAATATAAAAGAGCTCGTGCCTGGTCGGCGGTAGGCACCCGCCGTTTCAGCAGGTTGCCATTCTCGTCAACCACGCCGATAACTCCGGGCCCTACCGGGGCAATGGAATCTGGTTTAGGCATAACGATTAAATGAATTCGGATTCAGGGTCTTCTTCCGGTTTAATTGTGTCAGAAGTAACTGCGTCTTCCTTAGCCGCTTTTTTAGACTTGGGCTTGGTCGCTTTTGGAACAACGATACGGGTGGAAGGTTTCAATCCTTCCGCTTCCGAAAGGTCTTCACGAGCTTTTACCGGACCGCCAATCTGTTCGCTCTGTCCCAGAATCTTAACAGTTTCTTCACTGAATTTGGCAATGCTTACTTCTACAGGGGAAGTCACATAGCTTTGCTCCGATTCCTGCGGCAGAACAAAACCATCAGTAGTGGGCACCGGGCCCACTTGAATAAGCTCGTCCCAGTTCGCTACGTTGTAGCATTTTTCCGTCAGCACTTTATCAAGGAAGAGCCGGAAATGAGAGGACACGGAAACATAAGGAACCCGCTGGGAATAAATCTTGGCCAGTTGGCTGGACATAACAAAGGTCCCATCCAGGGTGAAAGATTCCGCAGAAGTTTCCGTAGCAGGAATAGTAAAATACTTACCCGCAACCGTATCGCACTTTTTACGGAAGAACGCGGCATCCAGGGCATCAATGGCTCCAGGGAGGAAGGTTTCATTGCCGCGTTCGGACACCCAAATAATGGGACGTTCATTCAGATTATTTTCATAGGTGAGTGCCTGATGAAGACGTGCGAACATATGTGTCACCAGTTTGTAAGGGTCAGTGACAGGGGTGAGAAGTTCCAGAGTCCGAAGGTCCCGGAACTGATTTCGCAACAGGTCAAGCATAGGCTCAGCCGCCGCTTTCGCCCGGTACGGAAGCAGAAGCCAGACTTCATGGTCAGGACGGCTGGAAGCCGCTACGCTGTCAAGCAGGTTTTGAGCAATCCGCGTACCGTTAACCAGCACGCGGGGCTCACACGGGATTACTATAGTAGCCATAGTTAAAGTACAGTGTGTAGTTTGTTTTCAGGATATACTAAAGCGTCCATTTCGGAAGCTTGGGTTAAAGACAGGACTGCCTGCGGAGGCAGGATGCTGAAAGCCCTGTGGGTCATCAATGCGCTGAACGCATACCAGCGGAAGTAAAACTGAGCCTCAACAATAGGCTCATACATCAAAAAATTGAAGTAGGGGTACTTACGGTCCTCCCTGGAACCCATATGGTTGACGAAGCCCGGGTAATTTTGAAACATGTACAAGCGGAAATATTTATGCGGAACTCCTGGCTTATTGACAACTTTAGGGCACATAAGGTGTTGAGTACCAACCACATCATAACGAGGGTTATTTACTTCAAAACCTCTGGGTTCTAAAATGGGACGCTTGCCCGCGCTTACCCACGAACGAAAATAATTACGGTATTCCCAGGCTTTGTCCCAGACCGCAGGGTCTTTTGCCGCCGAAAGGAAGCTCTTAACATTCTCAGAAGAACCTAAAGTGGGTTTTCGATTACCTTTCTTTTTTCGATTCTCTGTCTTTTTGGTTTTCTTCGCCATCGGATGAAGCAACTTTACTTGAATTCTGTTCCATGTCAATGAGATAATTGACAAAGTTAATGAAGGTGGCCGCATCAAATTCCGGCAATTCCCGTTTGTAACTGGCATACGCACTAAGGCTTGCCATGGGAATGGCGGCCCAGGGTTCATATTCATGCGCTAATTTATCAGCCATTTCCCTCAGAAATTTTTCATACTCCGGGCTCGGGGCGATAAGTTTCATGAACATATCCTGGTCATCAATCATTTTAGGCTCAACCCTGCGGTCAAAAGTCAAAGGGTCATCCTCATATTCCATCCGCACTATCTGACGAAGAGGCTTTCTATGTTCAACATTCTTACTGATTTCCACTTTGTATTTCCGGGCATACCTCCGAAGAGTGTTGAGGTCGTCCAGCCAGGACCCCATCTGCTGGCACCAGGAACGTAAAGCTTCAACCCGAAGGCGAATCAAATAAGCCGTGCGCGTAATCTGGCAGAAACAGCCGCAACAAAGAGTGTCCTGTGACAGATATTGGGCCATTTTATATTGAAGCGAGACCTGCTGAACCGAAGCCTTAAGAATGTTTCCGCAAACACATTTAACTACGTAAGGTCTCTTAAGGTCATGCGAATAACCTAAAACCGTCAAAAGGCCCTTAACATGTCCGACAGGGGCTGGGTCCTTCTCAGGGCCCATGTAATCGGGGAAAATTTCAGGAGTTTGAATTTCCTCTGGCAGATTGATAAGCGTAACCGGAGTCCATCGACGGAAGAGTTCTTGCAAATTTTCGTCTCGAGCCATGCCGCTGACTATAACAACCTTATCAAAAATGTCAACGATTATTCGTGTCCTCTTCCGGTTTTACACCCTTCTTTTTAAGTTTGAGCGTAATGGTGCGGCTGGCACTGTCCTCCTTAAGCTCTGGCCGGGTTCCGTCTTTATTGAGAGCAATAGGGCCTCCCTGCAACCCCATTTGGGTAATCGTCTCCGTCTGCTCAAGCTCAAACTGTTTAATTACCGTAGCCAACATATCCATGTCACGCTTGGCAATAGCTTCGTTAAACCGTTCCCACAGGTCGTGGCTCCGTTCCAGGATGGACAAGAACATAGGGACTTCTTTAAGGGACGAAATATCCGCGTCTGCCATAAAGCTGGCCACCTTCTTAAACCCGCTGTTCATCAGGTCTTTATACTGCTCACTCATGTTCTCTACAATATTGAGCTCAATATTGGTTCGAGCTTCCTGGCGTTTCAGGATGCGGGCTTGAGTGTTTTGAGTATAGCTGTTGAGAAGCTGGTTTCGGATGGTCAATTCTTCCCGGGAAAGTTGCACCTGGTCCACCAGCTTGTTAATCTTATCCTCCGGCAATCCTGTTATTTCGGAAATAACGGATATTGGGGCTCCGGCTTTATACATGTCCAACACCTTGCGGTACAACGTGTTTTGCCAGTTGCAGTCCGCAGTGACGGGTGCGATAGTGTTTTGTGACGCGCTCTTTAGGTCCATAACATACTCATTGCCTGATTCACTTCTTCACGAAAATCATCTTGTAACGGACGGTCTTCAGAAGTCGCGGGAGTAAACCCGCCAAGATACCTTCCAATATCCCGAGCTTCGATATACGCGGTGCCGTCTGTTCGATATTTGATAACTTCTTCATGTTTTACCACTTGCTGGTTCTGGATGTCAAGCCGTATTTTACCAAAGTCAGGTCCCATGATTCCCCGGCAGACGTGTACTATAAGAGCCAACGCATCCGCGTTATCCGGGGATTTGTGGATTCTTTTCTTCATGGCTACCTTGGGTTCAATGGATATACGGGTTCCATTCATAGTGTAGAGCCGGGACTTCAATTCGACAATCGTTGTCGGGTCAAGCCCATACAGCTGGCGTGCGTTGATGGCTAACTTGACACAACCCCACAACTCGGAAACCTTGTTGGAATACTGCTGGCATGCCTCCTGGTTTTGAAGCAGGCCCAGAGGGACACTGCTCGCCTTCCCGGCAAAGCTTACCGTCTGGAAGTCTGTGCCCACATGCTGGGCAAGAATATCAATAAAACCCGTACCCCCGGTCACGTCAACGGCCAGATATTTACTTTGAACATTATGGGCACGCAGGAGCTCGCCTACCTGTTGAGCAATATCAAAGTTTCGTTGCCTCAGCTTTTCCTTGGCTTTAGTGGATTTAAGCAGGTAGGTATGAGTCACCGCGCAGGCCCAAAGACCTTCAACCGTCTTTCCTACTTTCGCAAACTTAAGGCAGGTTTGGTCGCCTCCGTTAGTATAGGCCGGGTCAAGACCTGCAATAGTGACAAGCTCTCCATCTCCCCAGACGGGCATGGCATCGGCCCCGCTTCCATAAATTTCCGCTTCTGACAAAAGGGCCCCTTCTTCCGTATCATCAGAAAAAGTGGCTTTATGGAACCGCATGACAAACGGACTGTTCTCGCCATACTGGTCAATGGTTTGCTGGATAATACTCAAAGGAGTATAAAAACTCCAATCCTCACGCTGATATTTAATCCGCGGGTTCTGGGTATTATCAAACCGGATATAGATTCCGTCACGGGTTTCCCAGGAGTATTCTTCAAAAATATCCACGGAGTTCCACCCGTCTTTAGGCATAGCCATTACCCCAAAAGCATCCGTCCGGCTTTTGGGGTTGGACGCGGCCATCAGGGTGGGAGGCGTGTCCGAACGGTTGGTGATAAGGTTGGTCCTCCAAACATCCACCAATTCAATGGGGAGCTCCGACAGCTCGTCATAAAATACGTGCATGTTCTTGGCTTTAATACCAATGAACCGGGAACTCGGGTCTCCTACATTGGCACAGGGAATAATGGCAATGCCGCGGGAATCGTCAATCTTTCCTTCCTCATTGATGCCTTTAATCTGGCCCTTGCCATCAACAAGCCGCCCAGGAAATTCCTGTCTCCACAACCTCTTAATATCCTTGAAGATACGTTTTTTCGCGCCTTCAATGGTTGTAGAAGTGACAAGGCATAAAGTATCAATGGGGTCCGCAAGATAATAAAGCAACGCCATGATAGCCATGGACAGGGACTTGCCGCTGGAAGAACCTCCACCCATAATACATACGTCGTGCACGGATGCGGTCTCAATCATCTGTTCCAGCCAGGGGGTCCAGATAATAGGCGTAGGACTCCCTTCATAATTCCACAGCAGGTCAATGGCGTGATGCGCGTGGCCGTACCGTCCCAGGCCGCCTTTCTCTACGGGCCAGTCGTATTTGAAACACCAAAGCTCAATATCCAGGTCGGAGGTTCCAAATTCCCATTGCCTCCCATAGCGTGTAAAATGTCTGGCCATGTTTCAAATTCGGGCTATTTCCCAGGAGCCCATGGTAAGACTGTGGTCTCCGCTGAATTCACGGAAGGCCCACAGGAGGATGAGCAGGGCATCCGCATTCTGTAGCGTCACCTTAACTCCGGGGAAATTCTCAATCGCTATCTGTTTCAGATTATTCTTCCATCGGGTCCTGTCCCTTGCGGTAAGGCCGCTGTCATAAGCTCCAACAGCCCTCATCCACTTGACAGGGGGGACTTCCGTCAATTCGTAACCACTGGCAAGGGCATATCCGACAACGCGCCCGGTAGCATAACCCAAGAGCCCGGAACTTCGGGGATTGCTCACCTTGCCGCCTCCACTCATGGCGTAGCTCATTTTCTCAATCACAAGCCTGCGGTCGCCTTGACTGGGTAGCTTGTTCAGGAGCCCTTCCAGTTCACGGGTGTCTTCCGGCATATTTTGCACATATATTTTTTTTTGCCGGGTATCCGCGAGAGCGAGGGCTCCGTGGACTCCGGGGTCACATGCTACCAGTTGCATTCGGGAATATACCGGAGAAACATGCCTGAGTCAAGCGCAAAGAAAACCCCCGCCGCGTTTCCCAACGGGGGGGGGG